CTTAGCCGAGCCAACTTTGTCTTCGCCCTTGCGGGTTGCAGCAATACTATCATAGAATTTACGATTAAGCTGATAAATAACTCCGTTACCTTTTCTAAAACCTTTAGCCATAAGTTTTATCTCCTTTAAAATTTATGTGTAGTTTCCCAAGGGGCTGGGTCATCTTCTACAATGACTTTAATATCTTCGATTGGCAACAGCTGGTGCCGCCAATCCGTACAAAACTGCGGTTCAATGCGACACGTACCTAGGTCTGCCGCACACCACAGATAAATTCCTTTATATGCACCTCGTCTGTTTTTATAAACGGACAACTTAATATTAGGCATTCGGAAGTGCGGGTTACCTGCTACTATGCCTTCTATTTTCACCAAATCATCATTGGTGGGTGTTAGAAGAATCATACCTAGGTCTGCTCGGTCCGCGATGCTCTTCGCACCGCGCAATAAGTTCTGGTCTGGCGTTTCAGAATCTTGATAAGACGAATTTAACTAAGTCGCAGTTAAAATAAAAATTCCATACTTATTAGCCAAATCTTTAAGACGAGCCGAAAGCATGAACAAGATGTTATCTTCACGAAGTCTAACTCCACCACTTTTATGAGTTATCTCTTCCAGAATTTTTAAGCTAGTTTGTAAGTAGTCAAAAGCTACATATTTGACGCCATTATCTCTAATATGTCGTTTGATTTTATTTTCGACATCTTGAAGTGAAAAATCTGGCAGTTCCTCAATCCATAACGGGCTATTTTGCAAAATCCGCGCGGCTTCTTTTACTCTTTCTAGTTCATCATCTTCATAACGACCATCAAGAATATGCGTTTCGTTTACATTAGATAAAAAAGAAAGCATCATAGTCTGAACTTCACTTTTATCTTGCTCTGTAGCAATAAACAGCGTAGGTTGTTTTAAACCATTGGTAATCCAACCCCAATCATTATGATAAATGCGGTCACACGCGAAGTTGCAGGCATCCGCAATCATAGAACGAGTTTTGCCCGTTCCGGTGGCAGCTGACCTTAAGTAGAGCTTACGTAGCCTTGCGCCACGAGTAACAGTATTAATTAAAGGCCCATATAGCGGAATACCAATTTCTGGGTGCTTTTGTAAGTCTGTTATTAATTCATTGATCCCATCGCCAGCTTGATAAGCCATACCTAAATCATCTTCCGCAAATTCTCCACGAATAGCATCAATTCTTAAATCAACAGCCTTAGCTATGTCTAACAAAGTAGCTTGATCTATCCAATCTTCTTGCTCTTGCTTCTTTTTGGCGTCTAATATATTAGTAGGGTCATAAAGAAAACTAACATCTACGCCATAATTATCATAAGCCCGCAGTAAAGAAAACTTTTTTAATCTATTATAATAATAATTAAAAGTATCTATATTTGCTAACTCAGAAGCCTCAACTAAGTATTCAATACCTTTATTCTGTTGAAAAATTGCATTAAATTTTGGTCTATTGGCAAGATAATCTATTATCGCATCAATAGTCACTTTACTATTATTTAGATGCAAATTATACATAGAGCCAAATACTATTTTATGGAAATCTTCAACAAAATCTTTTTCAGTTATAGAGTATTCATCTGTGTTATCTAATATTGTTGAATTATTGAGTACACAGCCTATTACTTGAGTTATAGCGGCGACATCTACATAATTATTCTTTGCCACTATCCTATGCCTCCTCATCTAAAAATGTAAATTGAGGTCGTAAGTGCCGCATAGGTTTTCTCAAAGGATTAATAATATGAACCTCTCGCACTTGCGGAGCGTCTGTCTGTTGTGCTTGTTGGTTGTGTTCTCGCGCCATTTGTACAGCAACCCAGTAAGCTTGTGCATCATCATAAATATATTCAACGATACCAATACCGCCTCTAGCTTGCTCTATTGACCCGTTTTTTATTTCATACCAATATTTTAAAGTTTTATAAATGCCTTTATAAGTTTTACCTTCACCTAAATACTGTCTTACTTGTTGATATATACGAGTAGCTAAGGTATCTGTTTGAAATAATTGCTTCATATAAGCATACATTTCTTCTTCCTCTTGTTCTTGCGCGGAGGCTTCTCCAGTTGCGCAAGCTGCGTGGGCATAACGGTTCTTTATCTTGACCCATTCACAATCTTCTCGATAGAAACTTTTCCCACAATACTTGCATTTTACCATTGGCTTTTTTGCTGCTATGAAAAGAC